TTGCTAAATCTAACATAGAGCTTTGACCTCTTGCTGTCATTATTTTGTTTTTTGATTGATCTGTCTTTTTAATCGCATTTAAAAACTGTGCAGATGAGAAAATACCCTGAGTTTTATTTGCTGCTGTTACTGCTTCTCTTATAGGAACAATTCTTGCAAATGCACTATTAACTTTTTGTAGTTGTTTACCACCTTGCGTTTGTGAGGCAATATTCTTAAAAGCATCTCTAATTTGTTTAAATGTTTCACCAAAAAATCTGTCCTCTACCTCGCCTTTTTTAAAGTATTTGGTTTGTAAACTGTATAGGTCACTCTCTAAATTTTTTAAGTCTTTACCAGACAAAAACTTTTCGCCTGTTGCTGGATTTATTTTTTGTTTTTTGAAATAGAGATTGTTAAGTGATTTTAGAACAACTAATCTTTGTGATTCTGTCAGGTCTGACTTAAGTAAAATGTTAATTATATCGTCATCAAGATTTGTTATTTGACTGCCTGATAAATTTATTTTACTAATTACTTTGCCATACTCATCTTGTAAAAATTTATCTACTAATGCGTATGCCTCTGTACCATCAACTTGATTTAATTGTTTTTTTAAAATTTTTCTTTGGCCCTTTGTTAAAACAGGATCAAGTGCTTCTAGCATAGCTAACTTATTAAAATCTGACAAAGCTCTTGTTTTAGCTTCAACTATAGATTTACCTACACCAGGAATAGATGTTGACGATGATTCAATACCATAGGCAAGATCACCTAAAGCACCACTACCTTTTACAGATTGTGGCCCTGTTAATCGTATATCATTTCTTAAAAACTTTTTTGCTAATTCAGTAGTCTTAGGAAAAATTTTCTGTGCTATTTTAGATGTAGTGCCTGACAAAGCTGCACCTACAGCAGCTCCTTTTGCTCTTTCTTCTGCGTTTTCTCCAACACCAGCACCATAAGCTGCACCTTCAATACCAGCTATTTTACCTACACCTTTAACACCAAGTCTGGCAAGTCCAGCACCACCAGCAACCATAGATGGTATTGATGCTGCTATTTCTGTTCCATATGCTGCTACAGGACTATCTTCTTTAAATTGTTTTAATTTTCCTCTTACTTTTATAAGTTCTTCTTCGTAAGGTGTTTTATTTTTTTTGCTTCTGTATAAGGCCTCTAGTTCATCTCCAAAACCAAAGCTGAGTCCTTGTCCAGCAGCTCTAGTAATGCCTTCCTTCATTCCAACCTTTTGATTAATAGATGATTGAAATTTCGATTTATTTTGAGCTATACTAGCTAATATTTCTTCTCTAGTTCTTGTCATTGTACCTCGCAAACATTTCGTCAACTACTTCTAAATGTTCATCTGATAAAAGACCTAAGTCTAAACCTTCTAGTTGTTCTAAACTTAATGTTCTAATTTCTTCAGGTTTTAGTGTTCTGTAATCAATAAACCCAACATTTACTCTATCCATAAGTTTTGTTACAGGATCAGAAAGAATGTATTTATCAACAGGATCTCTTGTAGCAAAGTTACCAATCTTAGTTTGATCTTCATAAAATCTGTAATTTGATTCATATAACTCATATTTATTTTTGAGTATATCAGATAATATTGCTAATGATTTTTGTTTATTATTAAAGAAATTTGAAGGATCACCACCTAATGCCTCAATAAGTCTTTCAGCATCTTGTTCTGTTAATACACCAGGCCCTAAAATATTTAATCTATTAGCACCAACAAGTTCTTGAAATCTTCCACTAGCAATTTCCTGTAATAATTCTTTATCTGTCATATCGTTACTATCAAGAATATTTTTTACATAAAAATTCATTTGATTTATAAATTTATTTAATGGGCCACTATCCATTTGATTTACATCAAGTATAAAATCTTCTAATTTTCTTATGTTAATACCCTCTTCATTAACAAGTTTTGTTAATTCTGTAAAATCACTAGCAGTAATGCTACCAGCACCTAAATTACCAGTCGTAGATATTCTGTATGCACCATCAAATAAATCACTTGTAACAGGAACTTTCTTATTATTTATTACAGCTTCAAAGTTACCTTTTTCGTCCATAACAACTGGATATGCTTTACCAGCTTGAGGCCCATCAGTTACTTGCATCATATAAGCAAAACTTCTATCGCCAGTACCCTGTGCTTTTTCATTTCGTTCTGTTTGTAACTCTCTTGCCTTCTCGTAAGCCTTACCAAAGTTTGCACCGAATGATACTGGTGTGCCTACTTTTGGCCCAGATTCAGCTAACAAACTAGCAAAGAAATCCTGTCCAAATTCTGTATTAGCAAAATTTTCAAATTTTTTCATAAAAGAGCTAGTAGGTGTTAATTCTTTATTATCAGATGTAGGTACTGCTTCTACTGAACTATCTGTAACTGGTGCATCATCTACGCCAGTTACTTTAACTTTTTGTTCCTTATCATCAACTTTTACATCATCAGTTGTCTGTTCTGTAGTTTGTTTTTTATCTGTTATACCTTGACCATCAGTTACTGAAAGATTGTATGTAAAACCACCTTCTTTTGCTGGTGTAGATTCAAATGTATTAAATAAATTAGGTTTTACATTGTTGTCTTTAATTTGTTGATTTGAAAGCAGCCCATCACCTTGTAAAGAAACATCAGGTTTTTCATCTTTATCGGCTT